GAAATTGAGAATAACCCCGATTTAACCGGAGAGTATAATGTTCCAAGAGCAATCTCAACATTTAATAAAAAGGTTGAACCATTGTTGATTGTTTTTAATAAAGAATTAAGAGAAAGTTTGTTAATTGCTAATCCGGAAGATAGAGGATTCTTTACTAAAACTCAATGTGAATTAATTGGTGGTATTCCTAATAAAGAAGGTGACCAAGACACTATTGAGGATTTATTAACAATAACTGATTTAGAATTAAAGTTTTGGGAAAGAGTTGGTGTTAGTTCTGAATATATTTATGAATTGGCCGAACCCGGTTGGGAAGAACATATTAATTAAAACAAAAAAGGTGTCATATTCGACACCTTTTTTTTATTCTAATTTTAATCCATCTGAACTTAGTATATACCAATTACCATCAACTTTAAAGAACTCGACCGCGGCACCCTTATCAATAAGTATTTCATCGTATTGTTCGTCAATAAGACCCATAAATGGAACAATTAAAACTTTTGTTAAAGCCTTAATTACAATATGTTCCGTACTACTTTGGTCTAAAATAATTTTACAATTTGGTACATCTTTAACTAATATGAATTCTTCTCCATTAGTTCTGTGTTCCGGTATTGTAATAGTTTGAACGGGATTAGATACGTTTAAGTTGGACATTGTCCCAAATAATTTGTTCCCAATTTTTTTTCTTGTTATAAATGTCATATAAATTAAATTACGTATATTTGTCTTGGCATTGCTCTAAACTTTAATTGTTTGTTAAGATTTTCGGCAATCTGTGCCTCTCTTTCCATTACCTTTTCAGGTTTAAGTCTTGTTAATCTACCTTCAGCACCAATCAATTCTTCAATTAATTTTGTTTTTTCATCTTTAGCTTCTGTTGCTAATGATGTATAATCCATTGTTAATTCACTGTCAGGTGTTTTAATATTACCACTAAATTTACCACGAACTCTTGCTAATGTTTCTTTAACATATGCGGTAAACCAACGACGAATCCAAACTTGTGCTGGATTATTTAAGTCAACCCAATCAATCTCTTCAAATGGTACGTCTGATGGTAACTTAATAATATCCGGATTAGCTTTTAAACATTTATCTCTATCTTGAGGTCCAACATCATAATACCAATACCAAACTTTACCTCTTGACATTGTAGCGTTTCCAAAATCAAATTTACCCCCTGGTGTTTGCATTAAATGTAATGCCTTTTTTCCTTCAGGTAAAGCGGTAATTTTATAAGTTAACTCACCGGCAATAATTCTTCTTTGGATGTTAATTTCTTGCATTCTTAATAACATATCAAAAGCGGGTGCCATAAAGAATGACCCTGACATATTCATTTGAGCAAAACCACCGGGACCACCAAGACCAACACCACCTAATGAACCAAACGACCAAGGGTCAAATAATAAGTTATTAAGTTCTGCGGGTGTGTACCACATTACTTCATTTATTTCTCTTCCGGCAGGAATTTCATAAATTTGTTGTCCTTGAACTAATTGTACGTAATCTTTTTTAAGTTCCCAATCACCTCCGGCTTGTAACCCAACAATTTTAGAATAAGCGTAAGTGTATCTTGTTTCATAGTCTAAACTTTTAGTTATGAATGCTCGAGATAATGATTGTGTGTCTAAATTTAAGTTCGCCAATGAAGTCCATTGGGATTCAATTAACCAATCTTGAATATATTGAGAATAGTCACTAATAGATAATTCTAATAAACTATCCATCATTTCATCTTCAATTTCAATAGAACGAAGAGGTGCACCTAAAAGGTGTCTAATTCTTGTATATAGTTTGGTTCTTTCTGGTTCTGCGATAACTGCCATATAGATTTGTGTTTCTATATAAATATCATCTAAGAGTATAAATTAAACTTTTTTCAGGGAAAACAAAATTACCATTAATAATTGTCGTGTTGTTATTCTCGAATATTAATATTTCTTTATTATTTTTTGAAAAAATTAACCAATCTGTTTTGTATTTTTTAACATTACCGGAACCTAATACAATTATAAAGTGATGTTCCTCGCTGATAGACCCGAAAGGTTTAATTTGTGCAGTTTTGGTTACACCATCAACAATTATCTCACAATCAACCCCACCAATCATATCTTCACTACTCCCAAGTTTTCCGACGGCATTTACGTTGTCTTCCCCAAATTGTTTTTTAAGGATTTCAACTGTAGTGTCTTCTCTTTTCTGACCCCAAGCGTGGGTTTGTCCTAATACCATCATAAGAGATTGGAATGTCGAAGATTCAGGATTAAAGATTCTTGTTTTATACTGGTCAATTATTGTTACGAATCTTTTAACTTGATTGATTTGTTCGTAAGCATTTAAGTTTTGAAATGAAATCGGTTGTTGTCTTTGTGATGATAAAACTTTATTAACATCTCTAAGTAACACGCAGAAACAACTATAGTTTGTATTTAATTTATTGATTACTGAACGACCTTCTTGTTCTAAGTCGTATATTCCGGACATTTCACCTTCAGCATACTCACCTCTATTATAGTAATTGTCAGGAAAAACATCTCTTAAAATTCTATTAATTGCAAATTTAAATAAATCTTTAACTTTTGGGTTTGTGTTAAATACCTGTCTAATTTCTTCAACTTTAGAGGTTGAACATTTTTCGGCATTGGATTCTGACAGTATTAATGTTACTTTCTTATCCGTTTCATTTTTTTTAATCTCTTCAATTATAAGATTAACTTTGTTTTCTGTATTTTTCATATAGGCTTGTGTTTATTATGATAAATATCTTAACAACCGAATTAACCTCGGTTGTTTATTTTATTCATAATTTCTCCGATAAAATCACCTCTTTCATCTAAGTTGTCACCCATTACGGTTCCAATGTTTTGTTTCTTTTGATTTACCATATCGTAGATGATTGCCTCTATTGAGTTATCAAATATTGGGTAGTAAACCGATACCGAATTTTTTTGTCCGTATCTGTATGCTCTATCCTCTGCTTGAGCTAAGTCACCCGGAACAAATGAAAGGTCATTAATGATTACCGCTTCGGCAGCAGTTAATGTGATTCCTACACCAGCCGCCTTTACGTTACCAACAAACACTTTAATCTTTTCGTTATCTTGAAATTGGTCAACAGCGTATTGTCGTTGAGGCTTTGGTGTTGAGCCATCTAATTTAACCGCTTGTTTTCCAAAATGTTCCGCAATTCTGTTTAATGTTTCGGTGAAGTTCGTAAAAATGATAACTTTTTTATCTTGTTCTAAAATATTCTCGGCTAACTCAATGGTGTCTTTGATTTTTTCTTCGGCAATAACTTGACGTACTTTCATTAACTTACTAAATTGAACTGTTAATGAGGTACTTTCATCAGGGTTTTTATTATACCAATCGTAGTATTCACCCATTAATCCTTCATAAAGTTTTGACTTTAATCTTAGATAAACAGGTGTAATAATTTTTTCAGGTAAATCTAAAACCTCGGTTTTCAATCTTCTTAAAACTTGTCTAGAAGTTCTATCCCTTAGTTCTTCTAAGTTTGATGCTCCGGTAACATTCCATATTTTACGAGTTCCTGCGGTAAACTGATAACCTTGACAATATCTAATAGCATAAGCCATCCAATTCTGAGAAACCGGGCTTTCAATCAATGATAATAAGTTGAAATAATTCATTGGTCTGTTAGTCATTGGTGTTCCCGTTAATAACCATACTCTTTCACATTTTTTAGAAAAACTATTAACCAATTTTGTTCTTGCCGCTTGTCCATTACTTACATAATGAGCTTCATCTAAAATAATTAAATCAAAATTTCCTTGTGTGATTAATGAATTGTCCTTATCTTTGAGGTCGTAGAAGTTTTTAAGAATATCATAATTAACAATTACAAAATCGTGTTCAATTGAAAAATTTTTACCTTCGGAAATATAAACACTTCTATCTGAATAATTTTCAATTTCTCTTTGCCAGTTAATCTTAAGAGATGCCGGACAAACAATTAATATTTTTTTTGCACCTGTTTCTAATGCCGCAATAATTGTTGAAGTTGTTTTCCCAAGACCCATATCGTCAGCAAGAATGAATCGTTTGGAACCCGCCAATTTCTCAATCGCCTCTTTTTGATGTACAAGTGGTGGTCGATGTGAATATTTTTCATAATCAATTTCGACATTCTTAATTGTGTGTGTTTTAATTAAAGCACCTTTTGGTAGCCAAAAATCGTGGATAGTTTCAGAATCTAATACTTTCCCCCAAACGTGGTAGGATTTTTCTTTCTCAACTAATAGCTTTTCCACCCATACCTGTTCGGGGATTTTAAGTAACAATTTTTCGTCGGCAATTTTTTTGGCAAAGTAGGGGTCTAAATCAACCCATCGTTTGGCTACCTTAGGTGTAACTTCGTAATAATTAATAATATAATCACATTGAGACCTTGTAGGGAAAAATCTTTTATTGGTCTCTTTTTGGTGTTTTAATTTAAGGATATAGTTATTCGCCCCTTGATAAGTTTCAAGAAGATTTAACGCTCTTTGTTCGATTGTAAGATTAGTATTTTCTGGGGGATTGTTCTCCAAAATAATTCTTTTATAGAAATATAACACATTTTATAATATTTATCAACATATGAGTATGAATCCAAAGACGATAGAAAAATTAATAAATAAAATGATAAATGTTATCAAACCTAATGGTGTTTCTAAACTTGATTATAAGTTAAAACCTATTGATGATATTAGTCAGGAATATTATATGACAGTTACTTATGTTATCCCTAACGATAGTATTATATTAAAAAGTCAAAATTTAATTAACCAAACTAGAACTAATTGGAATTTAGAAATAGTTAAAACAATTAAAAATTATTTTGGTGTTGACGTTATAATTAATTCATCAGGAACACAATCTGAATCATACTATAATAGACAAAAACGATATGAATAATAAAGTACCAATTACAAGAATAAGTAAGTTCTTCGGAGCGGAGGATTTTAAGTTAGAACAGGATTTCGGAACTGAATGGTTACACGGGGATATGAACTTTACATTAGTTCTATATCGTGTTGATAGATATAAGACCAAAACGGACGATGTTTATGGTGAGACCGTATCTGATGGTATTAAGTTTTTACCACCTGTTGAATTCAAAGGTTATGTTCAAATTATGGCACCTGAAAACAAATATTTGGGTAATTCTAAAATTGACCAAATGGAACCGGGTAACCTTAAAGTGTCTGTATATCAAAGAGATTTAGAAGACTTGGATATTGATATTAGTTATGGTGATTACATTGGATACTATGAAACGGAAGATAAAGTGAGATACTATACGGTTAATAACGATGGAAGGGTGACTTCAGATAACAAACATACAATTGGGGGTTACAAGTCATTTTATAGAACTATTATGGCGTCTCCGGTTACAAATAACGAATTTAGAGGTCTATAATGAAAGTAGTAATAACAGAAAATAGATTATTTAATTCAATCTACAAATATATTGATGAAACCTTTAACTCAAACGAAATGGATTGGGTTTATGGTCTTGGTGTAGATGATGACGGATATGTTGATATTGATATGGAAAATGAAAACTTTTTAATTTTCTTTAAAGGTGAGTGGGAAGGTGAAGAAGATTCTGATTCTGTTTTTCATTATTTTGATGTTGACTACTATGATAAAAATGACCCTTCACATAAACCTTTTAGAGACAAATCACCAACTTTAGAAGTTTTGGGTGAGTATGGAAGACACTTAGACTCTATGTTTGATAACCATTGGCACGAACCAATGAAAAAATGGTTCCAAGATAATTTTAATTTACCGGTTAAAACATTATCAACATATTACAATTATGAAAATTATAATTAAAGAAAATCAATATAAAAAGTTATTAGAAACTATTACCAATGATGAAGAAAAAAATCATATAGGTGATAGAGTTATGGTTTATTATAATTTACATAAACACACATTTTCAGTAAGTCGTGATGGTAGAGTAATTACTCACGCTGATTATGTTAAATTAGTTGATGTCGAATTTAGAGTTAGACAAGGAGGTAGAGATAAGGTATTACAAGACAAAAGAAAAAATGTTCATTCATTTGTTATTGGTTATTTAGTTGATTATTGTAGTTATCCTTGTAAAGATATGCCGAGTGAACCAAATAATAATATTGTAACTTATAACCCATATAAGTATAATTCATTTGTTATGAAAGATACTGAAGAACCAATATACCGTGCCGGTGAAGTTAAAATGATAAATTCAAGAAACAAAATATTTATAACAAAACAATAAAATGGGTTTACCAAGTAAAATAAAAAAAAATATACCACTAACTGAATCTAAAACTCTTTTTGCAAGACGTGAAGAACTTTTAGAAAAAATTAATAAAGACGGGACTTATCTCCCAAAATCTTTATTGCACGCCGATTTAGATAGAGGATTTTTAGATTTTGTTAAAAATGATTTAAAAGTGGTTGTTGAAGGTAAAACCATCCCAACGGTTGATATTTTGGTTACAACACAGAATTGGGCTCAATTTACCGAAACTTGGAATTTTCAAAATATAGATAAAAATGCTGAACCACCATTTATAACGGTTGTTAGAACTCCCGAAGTTAAATATGGAACTAACCCTGCGGTTGTATATAATATCCCTAATAGAAAACAATATTTTTATGCTCAAGTACCTACTTGGGATGGGCAGAGAAATGGAATGGATATTTATACTATACCACAACCGGTTCCGGTAGATATTACTTATTCAGTTAAGATTATTTGTAATAGAATGAGAGAGTTAAATAAACTTAATCAAATCATTTTAGAAAAATTCGCATCAAAACAAGCTTATACAGTTATCAAAGGTCATTATATTCCAATTGTTATGGGAGGGATTACTGACGAATCTGTTTTTGATGTTGAAAAAAGAAAATACTACATTCAAACTTATGAGTTTACAATGTTAGGTTTTTTAATTGATGAGGATGAATTTGAAGTAGCTCCTGCAATTACAAGAGTATTAACATCAGCAGAATTTGACCCAAATAACACTAAAAGACAGAAAAAAATAACTGAAGAAAGTAAAAGTTTCCAAACAAATGTTTTATTTGTTGTGGGTAATAACACCTTAAACCAAAAAATAAACTACACCGTAGATGTTAACATTGGTGATGTTATTAATGTGGAGAGTTTTGATGTGTTTATTAATGGGGATTATTATGGTAGTGATTTAACTTTATTACAAATTAATACAAACGATGTATTAAGAATTGATGTTGTTAAAAAAGACGAGAGTAAAGAAAGTACAATCCAACTATTAGATTTGTTACTTTAATCTTCTCCGTAGATATCTTTTTTAGGTTTACATTTTTCAATAATTAACCTTTCCAAAAACCTGTACATTTTAATACCCCTCTTTTCACAGTAGGTTTTAAGAATCTCGTGTGTCTCCACCGATATCTTTAAATTTTTAATCTTTTTGATGTCTTTATCCATAAGTAGAAAAAAGGCAGAAAATAATCTACCTAAAATATAAATAGTTGCTACGAAGTAAAGTATTTTGATTTTTTTTTAATATTTATATATAAAATAAATTAATAAACAAACAAACTAATGGCAACAAACAGTAAAGTATTCGTATCTCCTGGGGTATATACATCCGAAGTTGATTTGAGTTTCGTAGCACAGAGTGTGGGTGTTACCACATTAGGTATCGTTGGTGAGACCCTAAAAGGGCCGGCATTTGAACCTATCTTTATACGTAACTTTGATGAATTCTCAACTTATTTCGGAGGAACTTCCCCTGAAAAGTTTATAAATACACAAATACCGAAGTATGAAGCTTCGTATATCGCAAAAGCATATCTACAACAATCTAATCAATTGTTTGTAAGTAGAGTTTTGGGATTGTCAGGATATGACGCAGGTCCGTCTTGGTCTATAAAAACGGTGGCAAACGTTGATAAATCAACAGTAGATTTTTACTGTATAAGTTCAACAGTTGTTGATTGTAACGCAGAATGTGACGCATTTAAAGAAGTATCGTTTACCATACCTTTTTCAGGTTGTGATAATAGTATTGATACTATTGTTTTTGGTAGTATAACCGGAGATGACTCAATAATTTCTGATAAATTTTTATTATCATATGAAAATTTTGATGGTACAACGTCAACACTTAGTACTGACGTTAAACAACAGATTTACAATGTAATCTTATCATCAACAACTTTATCAACATCTGCAACATCAGTTAACATTTATGGTCCAATACCATCATCTAATTATAGTGCATTACAAACATTAGGGTTTACTGGTGTTACAAACGTATTTAATGTGAATAGTGTTGATTCAAGTGTTTGTGATTATACAGCACCTGATACAGATGTTTGGTATTATTCAATGTTTGATAATAATGGTAACTTTAATTATAGTGGTAGTTCATTCTTCACTGTTATCGATAATTTAGAACAAACAAGTACATCGTCTAACTGTGCTAGTTTTAATAGTTTTAGTGTTAGTGGAAACGGTGCAAGTATTGATTACAATACACAAACAATAAATGTTTATTTACCACTAGGGACTGATTTATCAAATATTATTGCAGATTTCAGTGCTTGTACAAGTAGTGTTGTTATTAATTGTATCGACCAAGTAAGTGGTGTGACATCTAATGACTTTTCTGCAACAGGTTGTTTAGAATATCAATTAGTGTCAGGAGATTTAAGTGTTTCTACATTATGGAATGTTTGTATGATTTTAGTAGACCCTTGTAACCCAGCAACAACAGGACATACAGGTTCTCAATCTATTGGTAATATTAAAACTTGTTACTCAGGTAATGTAACCGGAACGATTTATGTGTATACAGGTACATCATATACTGATTTTGATGACGTAGTTATTACAACTTTACGTTCAAGAGGTATTTCAACTTATAGTACATCATCTGATGGACCAACGTATCAAGTTAATGATGTTGCAAATGTAACATTAAATTGTACAGGTAACTATTCAACTGTTAAAACTAACCCATATTCTGAATTTGGTATTAACATAACAGATAAAGATGGTAATACTTTCTTCTTTGAAACTTCTCTTAGTGAGTCAGATTCAAAAAATGTTAGTAAAGTATTTGGAACGTCTAACTTTGGTAAACCAAGAACAACTGTTCCATTATTTGTTGAAGAACATTTCCAAACATTATTAAATTATTCATATAATAAAGGTTATATTAGAGGTTTAAATTGTGATTTAACCGCTTTACCAAGAGCTAAAGATGAAAGTTTTGACACTATCGCGTTTTATTTAGAACAATATCAAACACCGGTATCACCTTGGGTTGTATCTGAATTAAGAGGTAATAAAGTTTACAACTTATTTAGATTTACAACAATATCTGATGGTGGTGCGGCAAATACTGAAGTTAAAATATCTTTAGTTAATATGTCATTTAGTAATCAAACATTTGATGTTTTAGTTAGAGATTTCTTTGACAATGATGCTAATCCGGTAGTTTTAGAAAAATTCACAAATTGTACTATGAACCCAAATAATGCGTCATTTATAGCTCAAAAAATTGGTACTACTGATGGTGAATATGAATTAAATTCAAAATACATTATGGTGGAAATGAATGAAGATTCACCAATAGACGCTATTCCTTGTGGTTTCCACGGGTTTAAATATAGACAATATGGTTCGTCTCAATCACCATTCCCTATTTATAAAACTAAATACGATTTTCCGGGTGAAGTAGTATTTGACCCACCATTTGGTAACGCAGAAGGTTCTAATGTAACTCAATTAAGTCCTGGTGATAATGTTCGTAGAACTTATTTAGGTATTTCTACAGGATATGGTGCGGGATATGATGTTGACTTCTTTGGATATAAAGGTAAACAACGTCCATTAAATTTATGTACTGAAAGTGATTACGCTGATTGGGGTGTTCAAACAAGAGGTTTCCATATGGATATCAACGCTGCGTCAATTGTTTATCCGGGAACAAACAACCCTGAATTCTATGTTGGTTCAGCACCATTTGTTACTGACCCTGATAGTGCGTCTAATCCATACTATTACATTTACGCTCGTAAATTCTCATTATTAGTACAAGGTGGTTTTGATGGTTGGGATATCTATAGAGAATCAAGAACTAACACTGATAATTTCAGAATAGGTCAATCTCAATTCCAAAAAGGTTCTTGTCCTACTTTCAGATACCCATCTGCTACAGGTTGGGGAGCGTTTAGACAAATCACTGTTGGAAATAATACTGAAGATTATGCAAATTCTGATTATTACGCTTATTTATTAGGTCAACAAACATTTTCAAACCCTGAGGCTGTAAATATTAATTTATTTGTAACACCGGGTATTGATGCTGTTAACCACGGTGACTTAGTTGGTAGTGCAATTGAGATGATTGAATTTAACAGAGCGGATTCGTTATATATTTGTACAACACCTGATTATCAGATGTTTGTACCTTCAACAACTAACCCATCTGATTTAATTTATCCACAAGAGGCGGTAGATAGTTTAGTTAATATCGATTCTAACTATACAGCAACTTATTACCCTTGGATATTGGTTAGAGATAGTGTAAACAACACACAAATCTATTTACCACCAACAGGTGAAGTTGTTAAAAACTTGGCATTAACCGATAACATCGCATTCCCTTGGTTCGCGGCGGCAGGTTACACAAGAGGTATTGTAAACGCTATCAAAGCGAGAAAGAAACTTACTCAAGAAGATAGAGATGTTCTTTACCAAGGACGTATTAATCCAATCGCTACTTTCTCTGATGTTGGAACAGTAATTTGGGGTAACAAAACTCTACAAGTAGCTCAATCAGCTCTTGATAGAATTAATGTTAGAAGATTATTACTTCAAGCTCGTAAATTGATTTCTGCGGTATCTGTAAGATTACTGTTTGAACAAAACGACCAAAAAGTAAGACAAGACTTCTTAAATGCTGTTAACCCTATCTTAGACGCAATCAGAAGAGACAGAGGTTTATATGATTTCCGTGTAACAGTTTCGTCAGACGCAGCTGATTTAGATAGAAATCAAATGACTGGTAAGATTTATATTAAACCAACCAAATCGTTAGAATTTATAGACATTACGTTCTATATTACTCCAACAGGAGCTTCTTTCGAGAATATATAATAATAAAATTATGACCCATTGTAATAGTGGGTCATAATTAAGCCTTAATTTAAAATTATGTTAAAAAATAAAATTGTAGAAGGTATCGATGAGTTTGGTGCTCCGGATGAAAAGTACTACGCTTTTGATTGGGATGATAATATTGTTTCAATGCCGACAAAGATAATGTTAAAAGACGAAGATGGTGATGAAGTAGGAATGTCTACAGAAGATTTCGCAACTTATAGAGAAGAGATTGGAAAAGAACCTTTTGAATTTGATGGACACGAGATTGTTGGGTTTGCCAATGACCCTTTTAGATATTTTGGGGTTAAAGGTGATAAACAATTTATAGTAGATGCTATGACTGCAAAACCGGGACCTGCTTGGTCAGATTTTGTCGAGGCGATTAATAATGGTTCAATATTTTCAATTGTAACGGCAAGAGGACATACTCCTTCAGTGTTAAAAGAGGCTTGTTACAATTATATAGTTTCAAATCTTAACGGAATTGATTCAAATGAATTAGTTAAAAATTTAGAAAAATATAGAGATTTAGCGGATGAAGATAATATTTCTAAAAGAGAAATGATTAGAGAATATTTAGATTTATGTAAATTTTACCCTGTAAGTTATGGTGAAGGTTCCGCGACAAATCCTGAAGAAGGTAAAATTAAAGCTTTAAAAGAATTTGTTAATTATGTTAAGGCTATGTCTCAACACATACAAAAGAAAGCTTTCTTTAAAAATAAAATAAACAATTATTTTGTCCCTAAGGTAGGTTTTTCAGATGACGATTTAAAAAATGTGGATGTTGTGAAAAAACATTTTGAGAAAGACCCAGAGAATATTATTAAAACATATTCAACAGCAGGAGGAATTAAAAAAGAATATTAAATTAATTATTATATATAAAAATATTTAATAAATAAAAACTAGTTAATAAAATATTAATATAAAAACTAGGATTTCTAGAATGATATAAAATTTAATTCTAAAAGTCAAGAGAAAAAAATTAAATAGACTATATTTATAATAAACAAGATAAAAAAATAAAATTTAAAAACAAATAGAAAAATGGCTGATTTATTAATGAAAATGCCCATACCGTATGAACCAAAAAGACAAAATAGGTTTATTGTACGATTCCCTTCATCTTTAGGGATTAACGAATGGTTTGTAGAATCTGCAGCCAGACCACATATTACTATAACTCCGGTAGCGATACCTTTCTTAAATACTGAGACATATGTTGCGGGACGTTTTGTTTGGGGAACAATCAATGTTAAATTCCGTGACCCAATTGGTCCATCAGCTTCTCAAGCACTTATGGAATGGGTTCGTTTATGTGCTGAATCTGTTACAGGTCGTATGGGATATGCTGCGGGGTACAAGAAAAACATTGACTTAGAGATGTTAGACCCAACAGGTGTTGTTGTTGAAAAATGGATTTTAGAAGGTTCTTTTTTAAGTGATGTTAACTTTGATTCATTATCTTATAGTCAAGACGCTTTAGCGAGTATCACGGCAACTATTCGTATGGATAGATGTATTTTAGTATACTAATTCAATTTAAAATATATAAATTAATCCCACATTAGTGGGATTTTTTATTTATAATACTTTATATAAAATTTTAACTTACTATTATTTATAATAAAAACAAAATTATATGGAACAAGATGCTATAAATGCAGGAACCGAGAATTTCAATTTACCTCACGATGTGGTACAATTACCGTCGGGTGGTATTTTTTACAAATCAAAAAAGAAATCGGTTAAAGTAGGTTATTTGACGGCAACAGATGAAAACGCTTTAATGGCCGGTAGAGGAACTAATGACAATATCATTATGTCCTTATTAAGAAATAAATTATATGAACACGATTTAAGACCTGAAGAGTTAATTGACGGAGATGTTGAAGCTATTCTTATATTTTTAAGAAATACTTCGTTTGGGCCGGAATATAATGTAACGTTAACTGACCCAAAAACAGATAAGACTTTTTCACATTCAGTAATTCTTGATGAGTTAAATATTAAAAAAACAGAGTTTAAACCGGATGAAAATGGGTTATTTACAACTGTGTTACCAAAATCAGGAGTAACTGTTAAATTAAGACCATTAACATATGCTGACACTATGGAAATAAGTTCTATTGTTGATACTTATCCGGTAGGTAGAACTGCACCACTAATTACTCTTAGATTAATGAAACATATAGTGGAAGTTAATGGTGATACCGATAAATCAAATATTGCTATATTTGTAAATAATTTACCAATTATGGATTCAAAATATATCCGTAATTTTGTTAGAGATAATCAACCTTCGTTAGAATTAACGAGAGCCGCAATCACCCCATCAGGAGAAAAGATATCATTTGAGATAGCGTTTGGGGTGGAGTTTTTTCGGCCTTTCTTCTAATCACCAACAACTTTTAATTGAAGAATACTATTTTCTAGCTAAATTTATTAGAACTTCATATACTGAATTCTTTCAAATACCAACATATGTTAGAAAATACCTTATAGATAGGATAATTGAAGATAATACACCAAAGACGTAATTTAAAACTACTCTTTGGTGTATTTATGTATAAAACACATTTGTTATGGCTGATGAAGATAAAGGTGGAATAATGGATTCAATGGGTAAAGTAGGGGCTGAATTTGGAAAGTCTTTTACTGATAATTTTAACCCTGAAATTATTTTACAGACATTAAAGGATGTCGATAAAGGAGCT